AGGTTTCAGCAGCAGCACAAATAACTCTGATAGTACCTGTAAGTGGCCCGATACGTTCACCCGGATAGAGTGGAGTATCATTAACATCAGCCGCACCACCGTTATCTCTGTAGAATATTGTATGAACACCGTCATTAAGTATCTCAGCTTTAGTAAGAGTAACAGACGAAGATGCAGCCGTAACAGCCGCAGCCGCAGGTACACTTGATATTTCGTTAGCACCTTCGAGTACAGGAAGGTTGCCATCAACAGGTGTGATCCCGTCTATGTTTACATCTGAACCTCCACCCTGTGATCTTTTAGAGACATTCAGGTTACATGTCCCCGTCGCTACAAGGATGACTGTTCCTGAAATTGTATAAAAATCGTAGCTGTCAATCTCCGCATCAGTAGTTACAACATCAACTTTCTGGGATTCAAGTGCTGTAACTGCAGGTGTTTCGACCGTAACAGTTTCGGCAAGTATCTTGTCATTACCGAATTTTTTATAGAACTTAATGGTAAGTGTGTCACCACCGGCTATGTTCTGGACAGCAGCACTAAGCCATACCTCGAAGTCAGAGCAGAAGCTGACATCTCTCAATGTTTCAACTATAACTCCTGTAAGTGATTCAGACATAACCGCATCATTCTCAGCTACACGTTTTGTATTTCTACTCTCAGTGTATTTCTGCTGACTATCTACATTACCAATTCTAAGTTCGCTGTTTGATTTAACTACCATCTCTAATCTCCCTGTATAAGTTCTTCAGTATATTCAAAAAGTTCCTTGACCATCGGCACACGCAATGCCGGTTGCCTCTTAAAGTTATTATAAACGTTTTCATATACATAATCAATAGAATCTTTCTTACTGTTCCCTATCATATCGAAAATCTTATCTCCAACCATGAGGAAAAGAACAGCTGCTGTAGATATTGACGGTGCAAGTATTCCGCTTACATCACGGTATCCCAGGTTGACCATACCTACCAGTGGAGCGATCACGGGGGTTCTTCCAATACCGTATGAGGCGAATGAATCAACTGTCTCATCATCTGTAAGTTTAGATAATGCAAGCATACCGAACCACGCGGAAGCCAACTTAGCTGCATTGACTACCGGAGCTTTATCTCCTGCATCATAACTTCTTTTAACGCCACGCAGTAAATTAGTATAATACATATTCCAAGTCATAAATCTCATTGCTCTGGCACTAGCCCAATGTTTTTTATACTTGGTTATCATTCCCGGTCTGAAGTATCGGCTGTAATTAAACAGCTCCGACCGTACTGACATCCGTGCAAATCTCGAAAGGAACTCGGGTTTATTCTTAACAGCTTCCATTATGTATTCACGCTCAAGTGAATTGAACTCGTACATGTGGAGATCTTTAACAATCCCGTCAATTGCTTTTGCACTTCCTTTAGCAATACTATCAGCATGTCTGCTATACTGGCGTTCACCATACTTAACGGCAGCTGTAAGCCCAACACCACGAGCTGAAATATCCGACATCTTAAATATAGTCGTCAGCGCACTAAATACACTCTGCATACGCCCATTCATTGTATATAGGGACTGCATCGTGACATCAGGAGCTTCGTATTTCCAGTAATCTGCGAATGCTTTCTTGAGTATTGGTTCTTGGATTCCTTCAGTCATGCTCTTAATTGAAAGCTCTATATTGGATTTGGAACAGATTTTCTTGAATACTGAACTATCACCTTTACTTGCCAGAAACGCTTTAACGAAAGACGGTGAATCCTTTATAGCTCCAAGTGTAGGCATAATACCCTTGAACATCGCAGTTGTCGGCAGTACCTGTAAGAAATTAAACAACGGCATCCTCTGTCCTTCAACAAATCCACCGAAATCACCGAGAGGCAATCCAAGTAAGGATGTCACAGATTGACCAAGCGCAATCGCAGTGTTGGCATCCGTTATGGTTGCAAGTCCTTTGGTAAGCCAGTGTGTAGGTTGCTTCTGAGGTGCGAACATATCTGACCATGTAGTCATAATATTATTAAGCATACCTCCATAGGCATCTGCATAATTCTGTTTTCCTGATCTTTCAACAAAATCCTTGGAATGATTAAGTGCATCAAAGATGGTGGCACTTTTTCCAATATGATCTATGAATTGTTTCCCTGACTTATATGTATTCTCATTAACAACTGAATCGAAATACTGACTCATCTCATCTTTCGGGTCTAGTCTAAGATCAAAGTCAATACTGGCTTTCGACCCTTCGATATTTCTACTCATCTTATGGAATGCCCTCTGTTCTCCTGAATAACCTCCGAGACTCTCAACACCGTACTTCGCTATTTTAGCCTGTTTAATTGTCTCCATGTGTTCAGGGCTTGGTTTTACTGGAAAATAATTAATACCTATATCATGTATTTCACCGAAGGACATATTTTCTTTGAACATTATCGCATCATCCTGAACATTATCATACAGGGATGCCACTGCTTTAACTGAATCATCGAAGTCTTTTGGATGTCTTGATTTTGCCCTGGCAACTTCACCGTATAGAGTAACTCGTTCGATGTTCTTAACTCTATTGAATAAAGATACATCATCAACTGAAAGACCAAGCTGTTCAGCTAATACCCAATCACCTTCAATCTTTTTAAGAGGTACACCCGCATCATCAAGTTTATTAGCAAAGCTAAACCGACTTACTTCCATACCACTCACATATTCACGCATAAGTTTCCGCTTTTCGATACCCATCTCTTCCATTAAGTTTCCGGAATTAAACTTAGCAGCTTTAGTCATTGTCTCAATAGCAGCTGCGTTGTTAAGAAACGAGTGAGCCATCTTACAGGCATCAGCACCGGCTTTATTGTCATACTTCAAGAACTCGTCATGCAATGTGCTTATCTTATCACCGAGTGTCCCGCTGAATCTCTGAATATTACTGAAGTTGTTTACCTTCCTCATTGTATCTGAAGCAACCCTTCTTGTTGCAGCTAAAGTAGCATACACATTCTTATTGAGTGCTTGGACTTTATTAAGATCGAAGCCATCAAGATACTTCTCAATTTCCCCTGTCTTTATCATAGTCTCTATACGAGCAGCAGGTGTTCCTGTAGTGGACGAAATTATCCGAGCCATTTCATCTGTGCCACCATAATTCATTAACTCAGAAACCCATTCATTGGTTTTAGCATTGTAAATATTTTTCTTACCGGCATCTCGGAGTTTTCCGTAAAGTTTATTTACATCCTTATAGTCTTCAGGGTTTATCTCCACCTTGAATTTTCTTGCTTTTGCTACAGCATCCTGTAAAATAGCTGACTCACCTAAGCCTGTAACGGATTTAAGTTGTTCTGCCCGGACTCCGTATGCTTTATACGCAATATCATCAATAGCTTTACCGATATAGTCATGATACTTTTTTGCTTTCTTAACTGACTTAGTAACTTTCCTTATCACGTCTATGTTGAGTTCCTTGCTACTAGCTTTCTCTGCGAGTTTAGCAACATCATCACTTATTTTAGCAACATCATCGAAGACTGTCTTACCTATCTTCTCACCGATAACTTTCATTAAAGCTATGAATCCGGATGCTTTACTCATTATCACCTCCGTCAAGCATAGATTTGACAATAAAGTCAATCTCATTATCTCCAACTTCCGGATTGAATTCGGGGTTAAGTCTTACTTCAGGCTCATTCTCTGAACTCTTCATAGCTGTAAATACCTCATCTATCATTTCGCGGACACCATCTCTGAGATCAGAATAAATATATCGGAACATATTCACCGCATCCATTTCAGCTATAGCATCAACATCACGATCTTCCAGACCTCTGAGCGGAGTAATAGGGGGAACATAAACAAGCATACCATCATCATCCAGTTTATCTTTCACAGCTTCGGCAAAGATATCTTTAACACCTTCATCACCACCGAGCAATTCTTTCAATCCATTCTCAAGATCATTTGACATTAGCGAAATACTCCAGAATTGATATTATGTTTTTATGTGTAAGATATTCTCCGGGTAGTTTTTCGAACTCTTCTCTGATAGCCTCCTTAGAAGTCTTACCGCTTGAGATAGCTTTTTCAACTTTATCCACAGTTGAATTAACAATCATCTGAGGCATATCCTGCTCCATCTCCTGCATTATCTTGCCATCGTATCTTACTCTTGTATTCTTAGCTTTTATTTCATCAGCCATTAACAGAGCTTCGTTCTTCAATTGTCTTGACAAACTGTTCTTCATTCTCTTGCCTGCTGATCTTCCGAATGCGCTGATTAATTTACCGGGACCCCACATTGCTCCGGTGAATAACATTCCGCCACCTATACTTGAAGCAACACCACCTGCTGTCAGTTTATACTCATTGGATATCTCTCTTCCTTCTGAAACCTCGAAAGCACTAACGATTGAATCGGAAGTTATTTTACTTGCAGCATCGAATCCACCGAAGGTAACTCCACCGTGTATTGGGTTCAATCCTGAAATACCGCCATTAACCATCTTGGAAGAGATCTTTGTGAGTATCCTCGGCATGAGAACAAAACCTAAATTACCACCAACGAATGTCCCAATACCCTCTGCAAGACCAAGTTTAATTGCATCTTCTTTTTTATCAGGCATCACACGAACTTCATTGTATTTCTCAAATCCTTCAGCAACACCCATGGAAGTATTGAATAAGACTGTTGTCGCAATCTCATTACCGACTTTTGAAATAGCAGGAACAGGAAGACCTGATATTGCCAGAATATCTCTTGCAACAGAGCCAGCCATTTCGCCTACATTCCTTGAAATATTCTCATCACCTTTAGGATTAATAAACCCTGCTGTCATTGACTTCACGATACCTTTATCAAAATCTGACATATTGACTGTAGGATCTTCTTCCGGTTCAGTTAAGTGAAACTCTCTGGGATTATCTTTTTTAAACATATAATTCAGGAAATCTGCACCAGCCATTATGCCCGGTATAACCTTACTCGCTATGAATAGAGATACTTGTTTTGCTGCGGTAGCTCCTGCGATTGCACCGGCTGCCGTTCCAATTGGGCCGCCTGTACTTCCAGCTGCTGCACCGCCAATCGCAAATACTGTTCCAAGAGCCACAGTTGCCGCTGCCGACACACCAACCATTGAAGGTATATTCTTAATAGTGGAACGCTTCCAAGCATCCTTAACATCTTTGTAAGAGACGGGTGTGTCATCCCAAGTAACACGTTCAGGTGCTACGGTTTCAAGCTGTTTGTTTATTGAATGTTCTTGAACAACTTCAAGCTGTTTATTCATCTATCTTTTTAACCTCATATCCGGGGATGTCTTTAAATTTATTTTTATTTATCATTGCGAATCGTATGAAGGTCTTAACTCCTATCTGTTTTCCCTCTTCTCTCGATATGTTCCGGTTATTCTTATCTTTGTATCGGCCCTCTACAATATCAAGCATACCTGTCGCCTGTACCATCTGACTCTTAATTTTATTAGCTAACTTATTGTCCCCTTTTTCGAGAGCTTTGTTGAGTGCCTGATAAGCTATTGAAACTTGAGCTGCTTGATGCTGCCATGCGTTTGTATCTGTAACCTTTTCAGCTTGGAGTATTTGTCCTTTCTTGATAAGGTCCACTATTTCAGGATATGCGTTTGCATCAGTAACAAGATCACCTGTCCAAATATCAGTTTTAGTTTTAAATTCCTGCCCCGATTTTATCTTATCAGTTATAGCTTTCAACCCCTTGTTGGTAAACCTATACCCAGCTAACACCAGAGGCGTAACAGCATTGAGAAATTTAGCACCATCCTGTTCATCAGTATCCCAAAGAAACCCATCAAGAGCTTCAGTAAAATGTTTTGACAACATAGCTGTCTGGTCATTAACAGCACCTTCATGGTCAGGATTCTCAACAACTTTAGCATCAGCAAGCGTGGCTGCATAAGAAAGAGGTAATCCCATAGCCTGAAAAGCTACCATTGAATCCATGTAATCCTTAGCATCCATAACGCCCTGTCTCTTTAGGTCATTACCAGCTTTCACTACAAGAAGTTTTGCTTTTATTCTGTCTATTCTATTTCTCTCAGAACGGATAATAAAATCACCTCTTGCTTTTGCTCTGACACCTATCTCTTTCTGTTCAGCTGTGCTGTATAGTCTCTGAGAAGCCTCAACTGCCTGCCCTGTTTTAAGTGCTGACGTTCCATACTTCTGGTAATTATCAAGAATAGTTTTAAACTGAACATTCTTCTGTGTCATGTAATCGAGAACAGCTTTGTTTCTTGTCTTCTGTAATTCGTTAAAATCATCGTTATACGCTTTTGCAAATTCAACATCCGTATTATATCTTTTCTGTAAGAACTCTGCGTTCTTCACATCTATAGCTCTGTTAAATCCATCTACTTGATCTGCTCTCAACTGAATGGCATCGACACCTGAACTCAAACTCTCAGCACCTGCACCCGAAATAACACCTTCACTTCCACGAGCTGTCTGAAACATACCGCCCAATGTAGACATGACGGCAACCCTTGCCATTTGTTCAGCGTTATCATACTTTATTTTCTCAATTTCAGGTATAGGAAGATCACTAACTTTCATAAGTAATCCTCCCGGAACGCTTGCCTTTACTTTTTGGATATCTTCAGGATTTAATGCACCTGACATGTAAGCTGCAAAATCAAGAAACTTCTTAAAAAGAGTATTCGATTTATCAATAGCACCTGTAAGATCATCCATCTTGCCAAAATTCACACTGGGCATACCGGGAGTACTTGCACCACCATTTAAAGCGGAAGATAATAAACCAAGTTCGTCTCTGGTTGCTTTACCACCTTTGGATATTTTATCAAGAATAATATTAAGTGCTTTCTTCTTTTCTGCATCTTCAGGACTTGTTTCTACGTCACCTTTCTTGGCTGGGATGCCTTTGGGACTTCCACCAGATTCAAACCCAGCTTCGTGAGTCCAGCCAGTTGCAGAATCTTTGGCAGATTTAGGAGCTGTCCATTTTGTTGTTTCGATTCCTTCTCCTGAAGCAGCACGACGTCCTTGGCCACCCCACTCTCTAAACACCTGTGTTGCTTCAGGCTTTTCAACAGGCTTTTTGGGATCTTCAACAACTCCAGAGTCACCAGTATTCGCACTATCACCAGTACTTCCAGTATCCTCAGTATTTACTTTTTTCTTTTTCTCTTCTTCTGGTTTAGTCATAATGCACCTCCACCAAACATTCTTTCCATATACCCAAGCATTTCATTCTCAGACATATTATCAAAATCCCAGCCAGAACCAACATCTTTTGGGTTTAATTGAGGTTTAACATCAGCACCAAAATCTAAGCTATAGTCTAAACCTTCAGGCGTTACAGCCGGGACAACATCTTTATTTGGAACAAATTCGCTGTTTGAAAGTGCATCAGTTCCTTCAAGCAAACTCCCTCCAGCCTTAACTCCAGCCCCCGAAGTATAGCCACCAACGCTACCCTTACCACTAGCAGTAGACCCTTTCCCGCCTAGCTGGAACATATTTAGTGCAGGGTTCGCCATTGACGTTACAAGGTTCTTCATTATCCCAGCAAACTGATCGTTCAATCCATTTTCTGCCTGCTGCATTCTCAATACTCTCAGTTGCCGTGCTAAGTTTACACTCTTAGCCTGAGTTGCGTATGCGCTATTTGCCTGAACCTTATTTACAAGTGCTCTTCCTCTGCTTCCCTCTATATATCCTTCGAGTGCTGACTGGCCCTTTGCTCTACTTTCAGATGATCTTGAGAGTAATGATGTTGTAAGCCTTGATCTGTCAAGAGGCGACATACCTAACGCCACCGTGTTGAGTTCGTTCGCCTGCTGCATCCCTGCTTTGCCTGATGCTTCCTGAAGACGGGCTACACTCTGCGGAGATGCTGAATCTGTCATGGATGCTTCGGCTGCATTCTCACCTGCGAAGAACAGTGCCATCTTTTCATCAGCAGAAGGTCCAGGCCACTGAGGTTTATCAGTAAGCATATCGATACCCGCACTAACTGCCTGTCCTGCTCCAGCACCAACAGCCGCGCCGGCAGGGCCACCAACTACAGCTCCGGCTGCAGTAGCACCGCCTTGAAGTATCATAGATAATATATCTTTACCTGCCATGGATTTCCTCCAGTTTGTCAATTTCATTTAGATAAAACTTCATAAATGACCAGTCCCCAGACGGCATATCGTTATCGAATCCTACGGAATAGGGAAGAACGTATGTCGTATCGAAATATTGTTCAGTGGATACAGACATTGGTCTTACAACAAGATTATACTGGCTTTGTTGTGCAACATCACGAATTTGTGCAACATCAAGAATTTGTGCAGTTGTCAATGCTTTAACATTCAGAGATGTGACCTCATTAACTTTATGAAAAAGATTCCTGAATATTTTTTTAAGTGAAGTGACAGTTATTGTCTCGCCTTTAACGAACATCAGCTATCTCCAAAACAGTGCATGAATTTCATAAACCCAACGATTCTGAATAAGAAATTTTATCTCAGTATCATTTCTATAATACCATATCTTTTTTTTATCGCCACCTGATTCTTGTTCCGCTTCAGCTGGCGGGTCAAATATCACAAAACTATTGAACCCACTGAATCCGTCGGGGACTTTCATAACGATCTGCGTAAGCTCACCACTCTTACCACGATCAATCATATAATCCTTGAGAGTCGCTACCCCCCCATCGTTCAAGTCTACCGAAACAACTGACCTCGCTGCGAATTCCATAACATTGGCTCTAGCACTTGTAAGCATGTGGTTCAGTTTGTAGGCATCAACACTGTTTATCATTGATAGTCCTGTGAACATATAATTTGTTTTATCAATCTTGCCATTGAGGTTAAGTGCAGCTGAACTTAAATACTTGAAATTTTCAGGAGAAAGTCTCTTCAACTTTTCGTTAAGACTCCTAATCTCTTTCTGAATATTTTCATCAAAACAATCAATAATATAATCTTTCATGTTATTATCCTGAAAAGTACATCGACTTCACATAAAGCAGTTATGTAATCATCTTCCGATTCTATTAGTTCCTGATCGGTTTCCCATGCAGCCTCATAAGGTAATACAGAAAACGCAACAGCTGTTGTTTCAGCATCAACAAGCATCGGCTGTCCTATCCGAGTTACAAATGACTTAGTAAGATACCCTGAGGTTGTTTCCACTATATTATCTTCTGAAGAAGCCTTTGCGGATATAGCATATAAATTTTTAGAAAAAAGATCACTCCTGGAATAAGGAGCACTACCTATAAAGCTGGAATTATATCTAACATTAGCATCCGAATATTGAGACAAGAGATCTGTCAACTCCAGCATCGAAACAAGCCTAAAATTAGAAGGATGCTTATAAATCATTATCTGTATATTTTCCCTATATGGGTCATACGAATCATCATAGTCAGGTCGTGTAGCGTTATTATAAGCCTGAACAGATGCAATCGAAGCAGCGCCTGCAGCAAGACCGCCGATAACACCAAAAGCTGCGCCAGGAGGACCGCCTGCCGCGAACCCCGCTGCAAAGCCAACAACACCGCCGATAAGTATCTGAGCCAGCTGCTGTCCAAACGGCATTATTTCTTCATCGGCATTGAGATAGTCATAATAAGCTTTTGCTCTCTGTTCGCTTGCCGTGCTAGCTATCTGCCTCTGAGTTGCCAACGACATTCCTTCCGTGTCTCCGGCTATAACAACTGACGGTTTCTCAAGATTCTCCTGGTTCTTGTAATTAAGAGTTACCGTTCCTTTCTTAGAGATCACTGTAAATTTATCTGCATACCATGCGTATTCTTTTATTCTATCAAAAACATCTGTCTTAAAATTAACTGCCTGTGCACTGTAAAGACTGTCAAGAACGGGTGACTGTGCAAGGAATTTGTCTGCATATACAGGATTGCCATGATCGGCAATATCGTTTATTGATGCTTTGCCGAGTGATGTTATTTTGCCTGCCACCTGATGAATATTGTCATCATCCATTCTGCCCTCAAGCATAGCCTCTATTTTATTCATCTGAGAAATAATGTCAGCTTCTGTTACTGCTATGAGATTAAGATTAATTTTCGCCATCATTTCCCCCAATATAAAAAGCTCCTGATGGTGAATATCTCATTTCACGAACTTTAAAATCATCGAAATCTCCGTCAGTCTTACATTTAATTCTGAATCTAATAGCATAATGATCTCTGTTGTTAAGACTTCTTACAGCATAGACCTCTGTCTCTTTCTTAGCAGACACAACAGCGTTGACAATAAGCCCAGTATTTTCATCCTCTGAAAATTTAATCGGTTCAGGCTCAGTATTAAAACTATAGTTACTATCAAGCGCAATTTGTAATGTGGCTCTTGTAGCTGTCGGCGCTGCAACTATATACACAGCCAGGGCAATGTCTTCGACAGCTTTACCGTCTGATAAATCATAATAAATATTAACTGTATCAAACCAGGCATCATATATATTTGCTTTATCCTGTCTTGAAATAAAGAGACTCGTTTTGGCATAGAGACCATTTTCATCTGCTGCAAAAGTAGCAAACTTGGCATTATAAGAATAGACAGTATCTTTATAATATTCAGGCGCACGGACGTATGTATCCACAAACACGGTATCAAGATCCTCCGGAGTATATCTTAGATAATCTTTATGACCTTCGTTCATCTTAATAATGCAGTCGGTGATATCCAAGGTCGGCTCTTCATCAAGTTCGTAACAAGTTCCAACACATAAGAAATACTGTCTCTCATCATCATCCACATCCTGTATGTCAAGATAATCGGTGAAATATCCGGAAGCTGTTGGTGCGAACTTAACTTCAACATAACGGGCATTAGGAGCAAAAGAAAAATAATAATAACCGGCATCATTAAGAAGATGTATTTTAGATATCTGGAACACATACTTACTATCATAATTCATATTAGTTAATATAAAATAACTCCCAGTAACCGTATTCTTTAATGCGTGTAAAGCTGTGTCACCTGCTGTGTGGGACTCTCCTGAAAGATCTGAGCTTGTATTCCCAGATGTTAAATCATAGTCGATAGAGCTGATATATATCCTGCCTGTTGCAGAGTATCGAGAAAGCGAAAGGTCGCCATCCTTCATATTGAATCTTTTCAAATAAGTAATATTTATATTGACAAACGAATAATAGGCAGCTTTAACATAAGTAAGCCCAACAACCTCATTAGATGTGGACAAGCCATTGCTAAAATCATAATTAAGAATTATTAACCCATCAACATTGAAATACAACCACTCATAGCAGAAGTCAACTTGAGATACCCACCCGCCAGTAACAGTTATGTTGTCACTGTAGTTTAGAGGTGTATTCACATAAATAGTTGGAGTAACAACAACAGAAATTCCACGCATATCTATCGTGAAAACACCTGAACGCCTAACAATATTTAAAGAAATTGTTTCATACGATGACGGAATCCCTACAGGAGCAGTAGCAACTGTTCTGACAGCTGTTCCGTCATACATGGCTATTGTGAGTGTTCCGGCATTTGTAATGTAGACATTAAGCGGATAATCTGCACCACCACCAGAATCACTTATCCTAAATAGCGGCTGCGAAGCTGCTGAAGCTGAACCAAAATTGAATATTGTTCTTACAATAAAATTAGCACCATTAACCTGATCAGGAATATCAATCGTATAGGTTCCACCACCGTCACCAATAACTCCACCGGAGTTACGATATTGAACAAGTGTTGACTCATTGTATCCGACTATAGATATTTCGGGTCTTGTGTTTCTGTCTATTCTATTGCAAAGATGTTTCGTGTCATCAGCCGCATCGTTAATACTGCATCTACTCTCAACTGTGAATGACGTTCCATCAAAAGAGATAACTGTCAATCCTGTTGCTGAAGCATCCATACCTGAAGCAACTATCAAACCGTTATCCCTAACCGATATAGAAGCTAAATTGTAAGCGTACACTGTTGAGGCATAACCCGTAATGACAGCCACTGCGACTAATGTTTCCAAATCATAAGCTGCAATCCAAGACTCACTCTGCGTTCCACCTGAAGTATATGTATCTCTACCGCAAACATATAGGTAATTATCATCAGAGCAGACATCCATTATTTCCCATGTATCAGCCGCTATAGCTGTCGATGGTGACGCCCAAGCTTCAGTTGTCGCCGTGTTTAAAGACATATCGGATTTTTTAATTCTAGCGATTACCATGCTGGAAAGATTCGGATCATTTATAACAATATAAATATATTCCGCTGTCTGTGACATGTGTGCGTTATGCAAAGCATTATACGTTATTGATGTTGTTATCCCTACATTCTCAACTATATCCTCTTCAGGAACACTATCAAATAAAGTTGACTTAGTTACCTTACTTGCGATCACTTTATAGGTAGGCGTGCCAGCAACATCATATTCATAAATGTAAAGATAATAAATATAATTAAGATCTTCACACATATCGAGTACGGTGGATTCATCAAACTCGAACGCTTTCTCAAATCCGTTATTGTATGATCTGTCATTCAATGACTCAATACTGTAAGCTCCCATCATTTCTGTTTTGAAGCTAAATGGCACAGCTATAGAAAAATCCGATCGTCTTCCTATGTTGTCTTTGTAAACAAGTGTCTTGAGGGTAGAGGAGCTATCCTTTACTGTATCAGGAAAAATAGCTTTAGTGACTGCCGGTATAAAAGGCATCCTATCCCCCAACCAATTCAGGTAAACCGGTAAATTTAAACTTACCCATTACAAAAGTCCTGTTGTTTATAATAACACATAACTCATCACGATATGAAAATATTCCTGCGATATTGTTGTTACCTAAATCTATGATCTCTTTCCAGCCACCATAGCAAAGTCCAAAGATTCTATTGCCTGAACTAAACCACACAGTATTCTTAGCAAAAGCTATATCAGTATCTGAACCCCACTTAACATCCGTTATAGGAACAGAAAGATTCTCTAGGGAAAAATATTTAATATTCTGTTCAGTGTAATTAACAGTTCCTCTGAATATCTCTCCAGAGGAAGTTACCCCATATACATCACCGTTACTGACATCTTTTGATACAAGAACATTAACTGAACCAAAATCACTGAGATTTTTAACATCCGAAATTTTCCCTTCTTTGCTGACGACATAAACCATATCACGACAAAAAACCATAACACCCTTATCAAACTTAACTATATCGACAACAGACCTATCAAGTGCTACCTTTGCGTCAAGGGTCATGTATCCCTTTTCGGAACCTATCCACAGACCCCCATTCTCAATAACGAAAACTGTCCCGTTATTAACTACCATTTTCTTTAGAAACTCAACAGTCTTCTGCATAGTGTTCAAAGGATATTTAAAAGCACCTACATTTATAAATTCAACAGAGCTTACTGGAAGATATCCAACAGCATCAAGCTCTGTCTGATAATTCATAACACGTCCAACTGTCTCACTGTCATATAATTTAGTAGTACCGTCATCTTCTTTTTCATAAACAGGTTTCAAGTAGTTATCCCCGCCCATAACAGATGATGTAAAACACTTCTGAGATATAGCGACCACAAGCCCGTCGTTCCACACAACAAACCTCGATCCAGATTTAAGATATTCATCGTATTCACTCTGGAGACAAGCTACATCATAATTTGATATCAATCCAGAAACTTCAGTATCTGTTAAATCTGTCTTAGCGTTAAGGTCACCATTAACAGAAACGTAATAATCTTCTTCCTGCGAAAGTATAAGACTAACTATAGTGCATTCCCTTTTCACAATCCAGTTATTATACCCTAAATTTTTGAGCAGCACAAAGAGTCTTGACCTATCCGGAACAGAATAAATATGACAGGCAGGAACAAACGCATAGGGAACAGCTTCAGAGGTTACCTCCATATCAATATTGACTAAACCGACATTAACAAAACCTGTTGTTGCAATTTTGTCATCTCCTATAGTCCCGCTCGCTATAGTCAAATCAGGGCCAGCATTTGTTTTTAGTGAATAGATTCTATTGCTTTTGGGAACATCGCCTGAAGAAATGCCAATCAAAACATCATAGATCATTCCATGTTCGAGGTTTTCGGCATCACCCTCCTTAAGAGTATAATCAAGAAACCCTGATGCAAGATTAACGGGATTCGTAGGAGGTGCTCCGGTAGCATCTGTAGGAGAATATTTTGTTGGATACTCGTCTGCATAAGCCGCATGTCTTATATAAATATTAACATTGCCAGTTGGAACAGACGGGAAAGCTGACGTATATATTTCAGGAGGAGCAGCATCAGCATCATTGTCTGCTATGAATTCACCTTCTGTACCTACAGTCCATGTATCGTCAGCAATAATATCTTCCGTTTTTATTCCTGTTAATTTAACAGCAGGGAGTTTCAAAAACTGTAACGAATATCCTTTTATCAATTCACCTATATTTTGAGGAACAGTTTGCCTGTAAGCATCTTCATTTGAAAAAGCATAATCACACCACATAGTAGCTCTTGCGAATTCCCCGTATGGTGTCTTAACTATATCGGGAAGAAACCCGAGCCTGAATGTTTTTCTCGCAATAATTCCAAAAGAGTGCGAAGGCATTGTTTCCCCAAAGCTCCAGTCCTGCTCGGGACACTCTATCTTAAGGGTGTTAGTAAAACTTCCGACACCTGATGTGTAGCTAGGCTGATCTCTTGTTGCGAATAGAAGTTGGGATTCCTCATTATGATACTTATCAGCAACATCCTCAATGTCCAACAATGAAACAGTCTCTAGATAATTAGATATAACTCCAGGAACTGAATATGTGTTTATGAGTGAAACATAATTCTCAGCATAATCTTTAAGAAGAACAGACTGCGACATTTTACCTATCCTGCCAGACGAATCAACCTGTGCGACCCTCAACTCACCTTTCAGCGAATGTATTCTGGGTGTCTGACTTCCATATAAAGTATTCCCATCATCGTCTTTAGTGCCGTTTATATCATACATCCTTTTAGTTGCAGGAACCAAACTGAATGTTTCTAATGGATTCATTCTCGTGAAATTGACATCGAGATAAATACACGGAGACAGAGTGTTCAGAAGATTGAACTGTACGTTTCTCAATCCATCAAGTCGAGCTTTAACGAAATACATCTCCTGATTATCAGATGTATAAGAAAAACTTATCGCACCGAATTTATTGAAAGTGAAAACATCGCCATACTCATTATAAATACTAACTGAATCATCTCGTATTATTTTATCAAATATAGAGCCTCTTTCAAATTTAAGCTCATAACTGAAAGATTCCGCATCATTATAATAAATCTGCGTAAAGCCCGTCTTATTAACCCTGAGTAAAGCTTCCGGGAAAGAATCGCAAAAACAATAAATCTCTCCTGCACCATTTACAAGAAATGCCAGTTCTGTTCCTGAAATTTCTTCTGAAAAATAAAGAAGCCAATCCATATTAATATCGGTTACAGGCGTAACCATACATCTTGAGCCAAGCCGCCTCTCAACAACTCCATCACGATCTATTTTCATATTGTTAAGATCTTTTACAAATCCGTTTATATCCGTATTGGGTTTCTTAAGTAAACCTTTATTGAAAAGAATACGAGGACTTCTAAACAACCTCTTGATAGATTCTAGCATACCCTTATCGGTTGGCATTACTTTGATCTCCGTCTACCGAAACCAGCACCACGAAATCTTAACTTGGTAGTTGTATTAATAATATCTGAGTCTGCTCTCCATTGAGGATACAGACGACCTTCAAGTTCTGAATACTCATAAGTAATCATAGCCTTACCTATTCTTGAAAAAGAATTTCTCTTAACAAGAAGAAGGAGCAATCGAATATAAGCATCAGGCACAGGCATAATTTGATTATCGTAATCATTGGTAATTGTCCCTGTCGTCCACGCACCGAGAGCCGAACTGTCAAGTGCCACTATGATTGCTGTCTGTGTTGCATGAAGTATCGTGTATGTTCCAGCATATCCTGCTGTTCCTGAAGCTACGATTATTATATTTCCACGTTCAAGATCATTGTCAGCAACCACAAAAGATGTGTTCGAGGAACCAAGGCTACTGGAATCAGTAACCGTAAGTGTAGTCTCAATTTTAAGTTTCTGCGGGTAGATAGATGCGGTAACTCTGAAGACATCCCCTGCAGCCCAGCCATCCTCATTGTGTATTGTTCTCTTCGATGGGCAGTAAATACTATTTGAGCTAACCGTGTTGTCAAATGGCGCAACCCACTGACCCAACCTTGAACTTGACAAGGGTATCATCATTTTATGAATCTCATATATCTGTTCAGGTATTGTCAGGATAGTATCATCCACACATGAATTAATATTTAGATAATATTTCTCTCCATCGCGCACAGGATAATATTCGTCACCTCCATCGTAAAGAGTAATAACTATCTCTTCTGTAAATTTTGCTTGATTTTCACGCATGAGTTCACAAACTGCATCATGTATAAACTCAGGTGTATCAGCTCTGGGAAGTTTTCTATAAGATTCCGCATCTGCTGAATCTCCAGACTCTTTACCTTGCCTTAGGTTAAAATCCAGCTTTTCATTAAACTTAGATAAGTACACAGAAACCTCCCAAAACTAATTAAGAATCTAAGACGTGAGAGCCTGTGCTCCAGTAAAACAAATCACGAAGTACCCGTTGTTGCCGTCTGTTGTGTTTCCGGCTGAGATGCAAAGGTACGAGCTGTACTGAACCAAGTCTGTAGCAACTACAATAACGTTAGCTGCTGCGTCAACCAGGTCAGCAGTCTGAATTGCATTTGTGTACTGAATCAGAAACGCCTTGTCCTTGTTGGTGGCTGCAGCCGTAGGTAGGGTAACAGTCTTACCGTCTCCTGTCTCTATAATTATAGAGTTGACATCTGCATCGACCGTAAGATCAACAGCGGTTTCCTGTGTTCCTTTAAAGAAAAGCCTCGCAAGAAGATCCCAATTTGTGTTAAACCGTTCATCATAAACTTCAACTAACTTTTTCTTATCAGTCATCATATCCTCCAAAAAATAAAATCAATAAAAATAAGGGAGGCCGAAGCCTCCCAATAAAAAACTATCTGGCTTCAACCGTAACAACATAATCTATATAAATCTTTATAAGACCTGTGTCAGCCTCTTCACCCGCAACATCAACTTCAATACTGTTAGCGGCTGCCAACTTAATGTAACCGCCCGGAGTACCATCAACAACTGTGCCTGCAATAAATGTCCCTGTTGAATCATCTTTGTCAAGAGCACCTGTCAAAGCATCTGTGCTTGCTTTAGCATTAAAGGTAACTGTAGCTGTATCAGTACCAGAAGTTATTGCTTCAACTACGTCAACAAAAACGTTACGAATAACTGCACCTAAAGGAAGAAGGTCACGAGCACCCATAAGGTCATACGTTCCAACAGCTCTTCCATCAACAGCATAATCCCAAATAGCTACCGCCATAAGTGAGTGTTTAATGATATGCTGATCGTCTGTAGCTTCAAGATCGTCTCTCTGGTTAAGAATATTAATTCCATCACCAAGCAACTGCTGTGCTGCATGGAGCGAAGGTGCTCTCTGTGCCAAAGTAAAAGCAGCATCTGTAAGGATTTTTGAGCCTATATCCAACATGTAAAGAACATTGTCCGCTCCACATGCTGTTGTGATAACATCATCAAGACCCATGGCTCCGGGTGTCATTTCTGCAAGGAAAATTAATTCACTTGCGAGATAATCACCGTTTACCCATGCGATAACCTGTTCAGCTGTAGTGGTCGCATCTGTAATTTCCACAGTAATAGCACTATCAACAACAAGTACGGTTCCAAGTCCAGAATCAATATCTATCAGAGTAACAGTAATGCCGTTGCCTGGTGTACCAGCAACTCTCGATGTTCCAAGAATTACACCAGTTTCTTCTGGGGTATTAACGCCAGTACCGAAAGTACCAACACCAAGAACTGCTTCGTCAAGGTCAATATCATCCTCGTTATCCTTCACAGTCTTGGGCGTGTCGCCCTGTACATACAGGACGGCATACTCTATCGCATTTTTGACAGGTTTCGTAAGAGCGGTTCTCCATTTTTTTAAGCTAAAAGCCATGATAAACCTCCCTTATACGTTTGTTATACTGAAGAATCCACCAGAACGAGGCTCATTAACTTCGAGTCCACCCATTCCGTCAAATTCTGTCTTATCAATAGAACCATGGTTGATTCTAGCGATCTCTGACATATCAGCATTTTTTGTTTTTCCGTTCTTATCGATATAAGCTCTCTTTCCAATATGAGCAGGATCAACAGCAATAATCATATACTGACCATTACTTTCAGTACCCGGAGCAACTGAATCTTTAATAAGCATACGCACATCATTGAGTGCCTTTGATCTCATAAGATGAGCTTTACCGAATCCGAGAGACAGGGTATTGACCATGTTCACATCAGCAAGCCCAATATCAAGATCTCTAAGATCTGTTCTTTCAATACCAATACTCTTTTCAGCAAGATCATAAATCATCTTGTAAGAGTCATCATTGGTAATGAAGAGTTTATTTTTTGTTCCATAAGCTGTAAGGTCACACATCCAGTTACGAAGATCACTGAGAGTGAACTCTGTTCCTGAGACAACCTTATTAACTCCATTGAAACCATCAGCTGAAGTTGATCTGAATCCAGCAACATCAGTATGTGCAACATTAGCCGGATTATAGAAGAATGGAAGTCCACCACTCATCATAAACTCATCAGATGTATCGATCCCGCCAAATGCGAAATCCTGTGTAAGCAGTTTAAGCTCTTCTTTCTTAGCATAGTATTTCCATGCTCTCTGAATGAGAGATGCTTTCGAGTTATCAATAAGAAAGTCTTCTCCGGCGAAATCAGAATCACCAACAGTATCTCTGGATCTCTGCATCCAGTTACGACCGATGTTTCCTTTCTTATTATTGTAAGGTCTGGCATCGCCATGAATGTTTACAGATGAATTCAGAACATTGATAAATGTAGTTGCAGCAACGAGCATAGCAGTTCCTGCACCAGTATCACTTGTGGTAAGAACAGTACAGTTGTATTTAGCAGCTGAGATTCTTGTTCCAAGTCTGATTATCGCTGTGAGATCAGTAACAGTATCGTAGAGGCGTATAATGTCTCCTTCAAAAAAGAAATCATAACTAGCAGCAAACGTGATGCTTGTAGCCGTCATTGAATTGAAAGTTGCACCGAGTGTGGCTTTCGTACTGAAATAATCTCCGATTGCGTAGCCAAGTTTTTTAGACTTAACAGCTTCAAGTGCCGGAAGGCTCTCAATGAAAGAAACGAAAGGAGCTTCGTCCTTCGTAAATCCCCATGCTTTTTTTCTTATAATCTCATTCAGAATATTGGGATCAGTATTCTGGTCATAAAAGGTCTGCGGTGTATTTCTACCCATAACTATCTCCTCATTTTAATAAACAAAAAAAAATGACTAGAGGAAGTTTTTCATCATCTCGATATCCCGATCAGTATAACCTTTTGCTAGTAACTGTTCACGAGTTAAATCACGAATGTCAGGTTTCTTCTCCGCAGCGGCAGCTTCTCTGGATACAGGGGGTTCATCAGTATTAACCACAGGAGCAATTACTTCCTTCTCTGGTTTTCCAATTTCACTTTCTGTCTTGAGCTGTTTCATTTTAGCGGAACTGTAGTTCTGAGTCTTCGATACAAAAAGTTCTTCATCTTCGAGAATTCGCGGTTTCTCGAAAATTTCAGCTCTAAAAGACTTGTCACCAATTTTGGTTTCAAGTATCTCTTTAAATCCGGGATCTTTTTCAACCATCTCGTCCAACCTTTTTGCAGTCTTCTGTCTTTGCAGATACGCCAAATATTCAGGATCGTAAGCTGCTTCCGTGTTCACTTTCGTTTCGGTTGTTTCTTCGATTGGTTTTCTTTCTTCGGTCATGACATTACCTCCGTCAAGTTTATTTTACGCTTAAACGCTGGAACTTTCAAGTATTTTTCTTATATGCTCGACACTTGTTTTAAATGGGAACATATCTCCACTGAAAACAGATACTTGAAGCTCACTGTTGATTATAGTTGCCACCTTTGCTTTTAAGATCTCGAGATCTTCCATGGTGGAACTCTTTAATATTTTGTTAAGTGGGAAGTTATTTATATCAGCATATATCTCAAGCATATCGTCAAGAGATAGGGTTACGTCCTCAGGTAGCTTCACCTGTACCTCCCTCATCTTTCTGCTGTTGCTTCTGCTGACTGATAGCTGCTAGCTTCTGAGCGAACTTCTCAGGCCCAAGCTGTTTAAGGTCTCCAAGAAGGTCTTCAATAATCCCTTCATCAAGTCCACCCACAGGGTCGCGCTCAAAGTCTTCAAGTCTAAGACCGAATGCTTTAAGGAAAAATTCCTCAGCTTTGTTCGGATCATAAGTATATGGATTTACAGAAGCTCTACTCATAACGATCTGAGCCTTCTGTGCTCTGGTCATCTGATCTTCAGGCAGATACGAGCCATTAACTATCCTGATATTCTTAAAGTTAGCGATATCATCACGAGTTATACCTCTCTCTTCAAGTGCAGGGAATTTAGCATAATGGGCGTAATACATGTACTGAAACATCTTACATTTTACATTGAAATAATATGTATCAAGATTCTTAACTAAACCCGAACTATTCCTCATACTCGCCTGATTGATCATCTCGGCGACTGATTCAACTCTTATCTGCTTTTCCTGTCTTCCGGACATATTCGCAGGGTTAAGACCTGTTATGAGCCAGATATTGTTCATACCCTCGGAATAAAGGAATTGTGAACCATTAGTTACTTCCTGAAATTCAGGTTTCGCAAATAGATCAATAACAGATTTCAGGTTAAGGTTCGGGATATGTTTTAAACCGGCAGGATTAAGTTCCATAATATTATTGAAACTATTATACATTCCTGATGTCAAATTACTCATTGTCTTTGGGTCTATCAATCCCTTTAGCGTTACCCAAGGGAACTTGTTCCTCATTATGGTATTATCTGCAACAAGATTTATAGCTGTAGCAACAAGCTCAATACTCGGCTGAAGCTTATCCATAAGCGGGATTCCGTATGGGCTTTCCGGATCGACAACTGCCGGGCAGATTATTACAGGCAATTCACCGTATATCCGTGCTGAATTCCAATTATCAGCAATAATGAACTGGTCTTCCAATATTGTATATTTCTTACCATTTGTGAGAAAATATTCTCTTATAACGAATCCCGACTTATTCTCAAGACCGGAAACTTCTTCAAGCTCTTTCTTGTAAGTGTCAACAACAAGATATGTTTTACTACCAGCTTTCCCAGCACCAAATCCCCCACTTGATATATTGAGGATACGAACATCAACATCATATTTCTGTTTAATATATTCAGCTGATTTTTCACCAGCAGTTATTACAATCCATTCAGCTGTCTTCTGGACTCTATGCGGTTCAGCGTTAGGGTCGATTAATGTTCTCAGAACATCGTATGAATAGAATCCGAGACTTGAACCATTATCAATTCCCTGTACTTTCTGAGTAATATTTCCTTCCTCATCTTTAACATCAATAATAACGGAATCTGACATGGATTTTATTATCGGCACTGAAATTATTGTTCCGCTGTCAAGAAGATTTATGAGGTTCATGCTGTGCTCAGTCATTATGTTTTCCTGAGTGAATGTTCTCTTGAACTCTTCCATGAATACTTCAGCTTTACCTTTTCCGCTCTTATCATTATGTTCATACACGAATTCGAATGGGTTAGCTGTGAGATCCTCTATCATCTTTTCTTTAATTGCCAATGCTACCGGAGGACAATAAACCGATCGGTTCTCTGTCTCGGCATTATTCCCTTCTATGGATTCCGAATCAGCAACCAGTTTATCGGCTGATATCTCAGGGAGCACCTGTTTTAATAGTAACCTAGCATCTCTTATTGATTGGAACTTACCAGCATGCTTTGTCTGCGCATCCTGTATCCTTGTCTGATACTCAACAATTAGCTTTTCATATTTCTTCTGGTTCAACATCATATTCTCCTTAATATCCAGTTGTCTTGAAGATTGTACGAGATTTATTCTTATTTTGCAAATTGATATCTTTTTCCTTCACTTTAGTTTCATTACGCAACTGCTTAAAATAAGCTGCACTTTCGATAGTTCCTTTAGGTATAGCCATTATCTGCACCATAGCATCGAGGAAATCGAAACCCTTATTTTCTCTGAGTATTTGCTTGATCATCTTAGATAATTTCCAGTGAACTCTAATTGCGCCTGACTGGAACATTGCAGATAACACTGACTGGATTGTGGCCGCCTTGCCCACAGTCTCGCTCTCTTTAGTTTTAGTGTATGGGATGTATTCAATGTAATCCTGATCTAAAAACTCATCTTCCTGCAGTGAAGTAAATATCTGATTCGATACAAATATCTGTGTCCCCTGACTATCGGCAATGAGAAAGTCTGGGTAATAATCTTTTGAAAGTAAGATAACACTTTTCTTCTGGCCTTCAAGACTGAGATTTCCAAGCTCACTGAATTCACCGGTGAAGAAATAGACATTATCTTTATGAACACAGCGGACACATACATCGTTAGATTTCCCATCGTCATGCTTCTTCTGCTTCTTTGAATACGATGAATCTTTACTGATAGAGATAGGGTTATTTTCATGCAACGATTCATAAGTGAAATTCATTTTAGCTGTTCCGTCCGGAGACCATTCATCTGAGTATCCGAAAGAGAATGATCTTACATCGTTCGCTAAATCAATGATAGCCTCTCTCTCGATACCGATCATATATCTCTGTGCCAGGAACATATTCTTTGTGGTGTTTCTTTTCTTCTTATCAATAAAATCATCCGTAACCATCGGATCAATGCGATGCTTGTGTTCTTTACAGAAGGAGTAGATAGTCTTATGCTCGTCCGGGTCCCACGTCATAGGCATTATGAATGTTTTAGTGAGACGTTTTTCAATAGCTTCAGTTATCATGTTCGGGATGTAATATTGTGTGTCGGTTATCTGTATTGGGATTCCCTTTGTTTCTCCTGTCTTTTTATCAAAAACATATTCCTCAAGATCTTCTAAACTGTTAAAGACCGTTGTTATCGATTCAGCTCTCGATTCACTTCCGCTATTTGCTTCAGTTACAAAATCATCCAATTTAACACGGTTATAATGCTGGCCGGTTACATCGACTCTAGGTGTGAATAGATTCCATGTAGATTCACCTCTCATATAATCTGACGGATCAATTATTCTCGCCATATCCTTGAAATCCAAGACACGCATATTAATACGATTCTTTCTAATTACAGTTCCTCTTATCCTATATAATTCCACATCATCAACAAAGAATTCCGGAAACATAACTGCGAGGTTCGGATGAAATAAAGAGTCACGGAGTCGTTTCAGATTATCTTCAGCTTTCTTATCCTCTGAATGCCCGATAAGACATTTCTCTGACGGATCAATTATAAAATCAAATATCGACCGGCATATAACTTCATTGTGAGTTTTTCCTAATCCACGCATCATCATTATGATCGTTGTGTCGGCTGCCTTATCCCACTTGAATACAGCTCCGTAATTCTCAGCACCTTTGTAATATTCCGGAAGAGCACTCGGCCCGTATTTCAAGAACTCTTCCTTTACAATATTAACTTTTGAAAGTCTCTTCGGATCTGAGATAACCCGGACAACCCAATTATTATTATCCTTCATTAAGAATCGAGCTACTGATACACGGGACCGGTAAAGAAAAATAGGATCAGTTTTTGAAATGCCTTTAACAGATTCGCTCACCTTCTGTTCAGCCTTAGCAAGAAGTTTCCTGCAATGATCATTAGTCGCTATATGTTTATACATTCCCGACTTAAACATAGCACTGTCCAAGGTATGCCACAGCTGATCAAATGGGACATCCTTATACGGTTTTAAAACATTATTTTCAACCGGTCTTGGCATTTATTCAGATATCTCCTTTTGTTATTTCTCTATAAACACTGCCAGTGTCTCCAGCCTCATTCTTATTAAATCTAAGTTCCACAACAGTTTCAGCGGCTTTCAGACTACCGCCATCAACCATTATGTCAAGCCACTCACTTATCTTTTTACGATCTATATTATTGCGATACATCCATTTCATACGAGGGATATTCTCTTCCATATCAGCAATGTTATCTTCGATACTATCAGGTATTTTAATATCAAACCGTATGATCGCAAGTGCTTTGTCGTAAGTATCACTCATCAGCATTATTGAGTGTTTCAAGTATATCTATCATTTTCATATCTTTAGTAATATCTTTAGGCATAGTTGCAGCGTAAGTATCCATGCGGTCGATAAGCTCCACATAAACAGCATCAGGCTTTCTACCCTGCACTGCATAGAGTGCGACAGCCATCATAACCATATTTATTTTCAGTAAGTGAACATCGCTTACTGTGAGGTTCTTCAACATCTTCCGGACTTTTTTTATATCCACCTCGATATTCCCGGGAGAGATCGGCTGTCCCGGGAGATTATCAGGATATGCTTTTCTCTTCGGTCCGAGAAAGCTTTTCTTTTCTTCCACTTCAGTCATTCCTGTCACCACGTTTTATATAACTTCTGATCAGATGCTTGAATGCTCTCGGCCTGGAGCCAAGTGTTCTAACTAAAAGATCCCATGTGTTTATGATCTTGATATCCTTTATCGGATCAAGTCTTACAAGTAACTGCCACCATTTTGATTTAGTCATTTTTCGTTTCCTTCTGTTCTTCAAGTTTCTTCTTGCATTTTGCTAAATCGTTCTCCAGAAGATCCATTACACCTTTTATTTTATATGATGTTATTATAGCTTCCGTTTTGTCATCACACATATTTTCAGCAACTCCGTCTATAATCTCAAGACCTATTTTTGTAGTAACCGTATGCTTATTCTCTTCATCTATCCATATATCGATTCTTACCCACTTCATCTCTTCTCTCCATTCATTAAGTTAATCAAAGTGCCGGTAACAATGTGCCGACTATGAATGTTAACAGGTTTGTTTAGTTTGTCAATGTTATCAGGAAGTTTTTTTTGATATAGGGTTCGGGGATATATATACAGTAAACACTATTAATCTCTCTGGGACCATTCGAAAATAAAAAAGAAAAAAGAACTTGACAAACACCTAATTATGTGATACCTTAACACAGGAATCCACTCTAATTTACATTAGTTAATCATTCTAAGCATTTACAATATGTGAAGGATGTAATACCCAATAAAAACAACCAATTACAATCAATTGTCTGTTATACTTTAATTACTCCTTTAATTAAGTAGCAAAAAAAAGGTATATATCAAAAATGATACAATCTGTATTACCCCCCTTTTATTTTTATTCATAGTTACTTTTTCGTTAAATCATACTATTTTAGGGATTATACTGTAACAAGGTAGAATCATTAAGAGTCCCCAGTTGAAACACTGTAACCACCTGAAATTGGCCTCATATTTTTTACTACTTTTATCACTTTTTATCACTTTTTCCTTGACAAGCATTTTAAAAGGAGTAAGATTATAAGAGATCGAGAGTTCTTTAGCAGATGAATACCGTGATAACATTTAGCGAGTAAGGCAATCGAGCAACATTGACTTGTTAGTTCTAGCCCTGCAAACTTTATGTTACACCGTCAATTACAATTGATAGTTGATTTATTAATACTTTAAAAGGAAGGTGAAAAGATGAATTATTCCAGAATGCTTGAACTTGCAAAGATGACCGAAGATCAGTTGTTGGATATCCTTATCAGCAACGCGACTAACAACGTCGGTATAGATGAGAATTTGTACATTCTTAGAAACTTAGTTTAGCGAGTCGGATCTTGACGGGTTAGTATTAGAAGGTATTTAGTTTAACGTGTTTATTAATACTTTAAAGGAAGGAGACCCGCTATGAATTACAAAGAAGCAATGAACGAACTCAAAGGAATGGGAGCAAAAACAACTGATGGCGTAATTATTGATTTAACGAATCCTCTTAAGAAGGAATACAGAAAAAACCTGTATTTTTATCAGGGTTCAGATTTTGTCTTGGTTAGCAATGAATACGTTGATCAGACATACTATTATGAAAACTCTCCTTATCAGGCACGACTTGAAAATGTTATAAGTGCCTGTGCCTTTATGTTTGCTAAGAGGTGTAAACAATGAACAAAACAAAACCACTGGTTAGAATGCAGTCAGTTTGCGGGCAATGTACTAAGTCAAGTTGCCGTGGTTGCAGTAACTATCTCGGACGTGAACAAGAAGTGAAACAAAGTATCTTAACTGATCTAATAGCAGTAATAGCTTTGTTTTCAGTATGTATATTAATATTTATTATTTAAGGGGAATTATTATGCGAAAGTGTGAAATTTGTGGAAAAGAAGTTTCAAGGATTAATCTTGTAAAGGTTGCGGAATTTGAAACTATGCAAATGTGTGATGATTGTATAGAAGACGAAGAAGTAGTTCAGATCATTGATGATGATGATGATATTATAGATGAAGTTTTAAGATCAATAAGGGGTTAATTATGAGCATGAGAAAACTGGAGTTTATCCACGACAACTACACAAGCGGCAATAAAAGAGATTGTGTAAAAGAGATTGACAACTACGGATCTGCCGACTTTTTTTCCGACTTTAGGATATATCTTTATGAGATGTATTGTGGTGACTATAAAACACAACACAAACTCTTTACTGATATGACAATCAGTTATTTTAGATTTAAACAACTATAATTTAAGGGGTTTATTATGATTACAACAACAAACGGAAACGTAGTATTTCACTTTCTTAACTTTTTGACAGATGAAGAAAAAGAGCGGTTCAAAGATGATGGACTTGAAAGAGTCCCAAGAATGTACAGACTGGCAGTAAACAAGGCAAGGTATTTTGACGGTAAAGAATACCGTGGGAAACAGTACGGCGGAGGTATAACTTTTAAAAGTGAAGGAATAGCAAGACAGGCGTCTACACTTCTGAGCACAGAAAGAACTAACAACGCTATTATTCTTTTGCAACAGGCGGAAGAGCTTTTCCGTAAATCCGCACAAGCTGGCGTAGCTTATGCAAATACAGGCTGGAAAGAGAAACATGAAAAAGAATTATCTTTTGCTAAACAGGCGGAGCAAATTTTAATAGCAGTTTTCCCAAGTATAAAAATTGATTATCCTGGACTGCATCCGAGCTTTGAAGTTAACGGGCACAATCACTATACTATTAAAAGCTTAATTGTCCACGAACTGATCTAACTACCTTCTCCAACCGTCTTGAAAACAGGGCGGTTCATAGAGGGCGTGTTATTAATTTATTATGGAGAGTTATCATGTATCAACCGAAGCAAGGCGAAACAATGTCAATTTACAATGTAATTACTATTGACAGGAAAACAGGCGACCAGGAAACACTAGATTTTATTATTCATCTTTATCCTGGCGAAGTTATCGACAATCAGGTCGAGCAGTCAACAGCAAAAACAGCGGTTTTATTTAAAAAGATAGAGGATTAAACCAATGAAAAAAGCATTGAAAATTACAGTTTATTGGGCTGGGCTTAGTGGCTTTGAAAAGAAAATAGGCGACTTTAACGCCTCAATTATCATGACCGGCAAACTGCAAAACATTCCGGGACTGTCTGTTGACGTATGGGACGAAGTTGATGTTGAAACTATTGATACACCGGAAGAAATCAGAAAAACTATTGATCTTTCAAATAAAACATTATTTGGTTTTTATCTTTTCAGGGGGTTCAAGAATGCGTGACCAACCAACCTTCATCCAGTACAAGCGGGCTGAAATTAAAGGTCTAGTCATAGAGCGATACAACAACCTATACGACCTGAAAAGGAACCCTGTACTAGCCGTACTGCTCGGAGACAAGGGAACGATAAGCAAAGTAACCAAACAGAAATACGGTGTCGTCTACATTCCGTGGAAAGAGCTGGCACTTCATAAAAAAATCAAGATCATCAGAGGTAGGAAAGGAAATTATAAATATGAGATCTGGCGTAAAATCAGAGTTGAGGAATATATGGTGAACTATGAAATGAAAGAATACGACAGAGCGGGCGAAATTAAACAATCACAGGAGGTGGCGGTATGAAGAAAAAAACAAAAGAAAAAATGATTACAACGCTAAAAACAAAAGAAAAAATGATTACAACGCTAAAAACAAAAGAAAAAATGATTACAACGCTAAAAACAAAAGTAGATGTATGGAATAGATGGAGAGAAATGTTTCCATCAAACCCTGATCTCCGTGATGCTTATCTCCGTGATGCTAATCTCTGTGATGCTAATCTCTGTGATGCTAATCTCCGTGATGCTTATCTCCATTATGCTAATCTCTGTGATGCTAATCTCTGTGATGCTGATCTCCGTGGTGCTGATCTCCGTGGTGCTAATCTCTGTGATGCTAATCTCCGTGGTGCTAATCTCCGTGATGCTGATCTCCGTGGTGCTAATCTCCGTGGTGCTAATCTCCGTGATGCTGATCTCCGTGGTGCTAATCTCCGTGATGCTGATCTCCATTATCCTAATCTCCGTGATGCTAATCTCCGTGGTGCTAATCTCGATTTTTCATGTTTAGATTTATCCTGCAAAACTTTGTCAACAATATTTGATGAAAAACAGTTAATTCAGTTTCTTTTTCATGTGGCTCTGCCGACACAGAACAACAGCCTTAACATACAAGATAAGGATTTAAAGAAGTTACTAAACCTGAAAACATTCCAAAAAGTGGTAAACAAATTCCACCGAGTAGAAGAATGCGGAATATTTACAGGAACTAAATAGAATTAAACAATTAGAGGGGTGACGGTATGAATGTTAAAGAATGGAAAAAAGAAGCGTTGGAAATTATGGAAACAGAGTATGGTCTCGAAAACTGTATGTTTGAAGAAGTAACTTTGCTAAGGTCTTTTGATAGCGGCGACACACCGAGAGACTTCGCAAACTGGCAGGAATCAAAACACAATCTGATTAACTTCAATGAGGGCTAACCAATGACAACAGATAAAAGCAAGAATGAGCAGGAACTAAGACACAGGATAGAGAACAGCCTTGAGGACGGGTATTATTTGAGCAAAAAGAACTTTAATTACTATGAGGTTACATCATGAAGAAATCAGTTTATATAGGACAGGCAAGAAGTGGTGGAATTGTAATATCGCTTGTAACAGGGGGAGACACCTATCTAACCATTTCACAGGTAAGGGAACTCAAAATTGATGTTCTCTCTTTAGAAGATTTCTATATGGCTGATTTTACAAAGTTCTACGGAGGATTGTGAGAATGATAACAGATAAATCAGAACGGATATTAAAGCGGGCGAAATTAAACAATTAGAGGGGTGGCGGTATGAAGTACGAAAAAAAGTTTGTTGAAGCGTTGTATGAAGTTTTGGCGGAAACAGAATGGAAAGATGAAGGTTTGGAAGTCCTTAAAAATCTCCCGGAAAGTATAGACAATGTTTCCCTCGATAAAAACGAAGGGCTTATTGAGTTTGAGGACTCTGAGGGGCGGGTTACTTATCAAATAACAATAAAAGCAGTTCATGCAGCGAGGCCACAATGATAACTAAAAAGAGCACAAGGATACTTCGCAGGGCGGTCGGGTGGCTTACACTCTGGGACGGATACGCCAAAGAAGATATTAAACACGGGACACGTGACAACAGGGACTCAGATGCAGCACAAAACATCTGGCGGTTGGCTAAGCAGGAACTAGACAGGCTAGACCGACCAGTCAAGCTAACAGTAACAAGATACATGGAACTGATAAACGGGAGGCGATGATGAACCAGAAAAAAGAAAGAAGAAAACAGTTTAGAGATGTCCAACGACTCAAACTTAAAGGGTTATGTAGACATTGTTTGTTTTGTAAATGGAATGAAGTTAAAATAGCTGGCAAATACCAGAAAGATTATTATTGCAGTGCTAGGATAAATATGCTTCTTCCTATATGTAATCGCTATATACCAGACTCAGTAACAAACAAGCGGGAAGCTATGTGTATGATGCGTGGACGTAAGTTTTCAACACTAGATTTGACTGGAGGCGATAACCTATGAATTTAGTCAACAGGGTTTTTTTATATTGTCGTATGCGCGGGATCTCAATTCCTGAATTGTCAAGACGAACGGGCCTCTCCAGGCAAACGATCTATAGAATGAACAATACCGGGAAATGCACCGTTGAAAATATAGAAAAACTCTGTGAAACTATTGACTTGGAAATAAATTTCAGAAAAATTGAGAAAAAAGTTGATAAAACTATAGAAAAGAATAAAGTTGTTAAGGATTTTACTTTAACTGTCACCCGGAGGTAGCGATGAAACATTAATTGCACAACAACGTAGACCTGAGTACGTCTGAAACTGCTCAATGTTCTTTTAAGTTTAGAATTGACTGTCATTATCTTTTAGGGCAAATCACCCGTATTCCAGATGAATATCTAAGATAAGATCTAATCCCCCATATCGGGTAAAATGGCAGTCAGTTGTGAGTTTAACTCGATTAATTTATAGGCAGGAGAAGACAATGAGACAAAAACAAAGAATAGCAATGAACAGGACGGAGTTGGTTAAGGTATTGAAAGATGTATATGAGATCAATACGACAACACAGTCGATAAAGAATTGGGAGAAAGACCGGAAATTCCCTAAAGAAAAAGCGGAAGGAAGACTTGCAACTTACGATATAAAGAAAGCTCTTATCTTTATTTGTGGAGAGAAACTTGGAGTAGAACTATTTAATAAGTAAGGGGCCGGGTATGATTAAATGCAGTTATGCAGAACACGTCTCCAGGTCTGTTACTCCGGTAGATCTTGAGGATGTCTTATCTGATATAAAAAATGGTAAACATAAAGAAAACATAAACCGTATCCGCAGAACTTCTCTGAACGATACGAGTACACGGTCAGCACTGAAAAAGAAACTTCCTATCTTAACTGGTGGAATTTACGAAGCTCATGCGGAAGACGATAAGGACCGGCTGACGAATAGAAATGGAGATTATTTCAAGTCAACACGGATAGTTATACTGGATATAGATCACATATCGGAATACTATTCTATGCCTGAAACGGGCGATCCTGCAGAGATAGCCTGGATGAAGTCAGACTTCGATCCCGAATCTGAATCGTGGCTATTCAGGAATGTATATGCGGCTTTCCGTTCTCCAGGTGGTGATGGACTTAAGGTTGTTCTTGTACTTGACAGGGCTATAACTGACCTCAATACATATAAAAGGGTATGGAGATTCTTAGCTGATGAATGGAAGAGCGATCAGGGTAGTGAAGTGGACCCTTCAACGTGTGATGCAACACGAACGTGTTTTCTAAGCTATGATCCTGAGATGTACCATGCACCGGATAATATAATTGATCTTGATGTTATAACTCCGATGATAAGTTCACTTGAATTCACTGATGCTGAAATGGATGAGAGTGGAAGGAGGATATCAGTGCAGCTTAAACACCCGGAACAGAAAGCTATTTTCTTACATTTAGCAGATGATGTTTATGTAGAACATTACAAGGATTTTCGTAATCTATGCAGTGCAGTGAGTAATCTGGGGAAAGACCTTATGACTGAATTCTACGATAAATTACTCGCAAAGAATTCTGATAATCTTTCCAGAGATTCCGCTAAACAGCTAAGAACGAACAGGGAATCATATATCCGTAGTTTTTCTACGGAACATAAGCGAGTTCCATTACAGTTCGTTTTCGATTTCGCTGGACTTGAAGGAATAACACTTGAGAAATTTGCTGTTAAGAAGAAGTCAGGAAGTAAACTCGCTCCGATGTTCGACATTGACGGTATTAAACAAAATATCATTAACTGGATGAATAAAAGATATGCAGTCTTTAAGGCCGGGCGATCTATACTTATTCTTCCACAGATAAAATCTAAGAGTTACTACTCGATATCTGCGCAGGACCCGACATCATCCGCTGAAATGAATATGATACAATTAGCGGGAAGAAATGATTTCAGAGCATTTATGGATAATATGAAACTCTATTATTATAATGATAGAGGTGAGCTTGTATCAGTAAAATATTTCGATATCTGGTGGAACTCACGCAAGCGGAGAAACTGTTCCGGTATGATATGTTATCCATCTAAGATAACTAATAATAATATTGTTAATAATTGGACAGGATTCAATGTTGATCCTGAGAAGGTTAAAGTTATTCTTTCGCAGGAACATTCTGAAGACACAAATATCTGTCAGCCAATACTCGATTTTATCTGGGAAGTTATATGTTCTAAGAATAAAGCTGACTTTAATCTGGTATTAAATTGGATAGCCGAAATGATACAGAACCCTACACCAACGAATAAATCGGGGATAGCTCTTGTACTTAGGTCAACAGCACAGGGGACAGGTAAAGGAACAATGGCTGCAATAATTCAGGATATGATAGGTCCGGTTCATTCAGCGGAACTTCATAGAGCGGAGGACCTTACCGGCTCATTCAATTCAGTTATTGAAAACAAACTGTTCCTGGCACTTGACGAGGTATTCTTCGCCGGTGACAAGAAGGGTGCTGCAGATCTTAAACATCTCATAACAGCATCCGGATTTACAGTTAATCGTAAATTCGTTGAAGGGTATCAGGCTGATTGTTCAGCTCGCTTTCTCTTTATGTCTAATGCGGAGCATACAGTTCATATCGAGCTTGACAATAGAAGATACGTTGTTCTCGATGTATCTCCACATAAGAAAGATGATTACGATTATTTTGCAGGACTAAGATTGTGTATGAAAAACGGAGGGAAAGAAAGTCTATTCAATTTCTTCCAAAATTGGAAGATAGATCACTCCGTATTCCAGATAAGAAAACGCGGTATCAATAAAGCGACTATCGCTCAGGTACAGCAATCATTCGAGAGTTTTGATCTATGGATAATGCACATATTGTCAGAAGGTTGCTTCACCGATGGATTCAAGGAAACCGCTAAACTGAATTATGAGAGTGAGAATGTCCTGAGTATTAACGATATGTATATTGACTATCTTTTATTCTCAGAACTTACTAGAGTCAGATTCAAACATAATCTCGCAGCATTCCAATTCAGGATCAGCGAATTTTTCGGACCGCAAGTACCTGTAACGGATGGAAGAAATCTAACGAATAAAATAAAATTCGCATTCAAGAGTCTGAACGAGATAGGAGAAACCCATTCAGCACACCGACCTCTCGGATGGATAGAGAGAAAAGATCCTGATTATGGAGATAAAGTTTAATGATAACCTTAACACCAACACAAGTTTATGCAGTCAGGCAGGGCGTTGAAATTGTCAGACAGCACGGGTTCGTTTACCTGATGATGAAGACTAGAACCGGCAAGACATTTGCATCCTTTGAAATTGGGAATCTTATCGGATTCACCAGAGCCTGTTTCATTACCACTAAAAAGAACATTAAAGATATTCGGGGACAGGCTAAGGATTACAATTTCAAAGTCGATGTCATTAACTATGAATCAGCACATAAACTAAAGGGAAAATATGATCTTGTCATTCTCGATGAAGCTCATAATCTGGGAACATATCCGAAAGTTTCTCTCAGGTGGAAAAAAGTTAAGGAACTTTGTATCGGTGCTACCGCTATCTTTCTCTCTGCAACGCCTACGCCTGAATCGTGGAGTTCTATCTTTCATCAGCTCCGGTTATCTGATAGTGATCCATTCAAAGAATACGCAAGTTTTTATCGTTGGGCTGATACATACGTCAATAAGAAGAAAATCTATTGTGCTGCAAATCCTCATGCGATCAGTTATAAGGATGCTCGGATTAAAGAGATAAAGAAAGTTATTGATAAATTCTGTGTAACTGTTACTCAAGAGCAAGCTGGGTTTGTTGCCAAACTTAATGAGTCTATCCTCCGTGTCAGTATGAGCGGATATACAAAACTCATTTATGATTTCATGGCGAATGACAGTCTGTTGAGAATGAGAAGTCTGGATATTGTGATCTCCGGAGAGAATGCAACGAACCGTAAGAACAAATGCCACCAGATATGTTCCGGCACAGTTAAGAACCTCGATGATTATTATGTGATAGACAACAGTAAGGGCTATGCGATTAAAGAGCACAGAGAGGCTCTCCGTTATCGTAAAATTGTAATTTTCTACAAATATATAGCTGAAAGACAGATAATAGAGAATGTCTTCGGGAAAGTGGAAAGTGATCCTCAGAAATTTCAGAAAGCGGAATCAGGTGTATTCATATCCCAGATACAATCAGGAAGAGAAGGGTTGAGACTTGACAGTGCCGAATGTCTTTATATGTTCAATATAGATTTCGCATGGCTGAGTTATGAGCAGGCACTTAACAGGATAATGAGCATGGACAGAGTTGATCCTGCAAAGATCGTCTGGGTATTTTCAGACATAAAGTATGAAGATGAGATACTTGAAAAAGTAATGAATAAAGAAGATTTTACAGTCAACCACTTCAGGAGAATGTTATGAAGACACCGGCACAGAAAGTTCAGAGTAAGATCAAGAACTATTGCGACAGGCACAATGTCATGTATAACAAGACCGTTGTAATGTCGAATATAGGCTGGCCCGATATTCAGATTCTATGCGGTTCAATTACCTATTATTTTGAGGTAAAAGTCAAAGGAGACACTGTCAGTCCGATACAGGAATACACCCATAAAATGATGAATCGTACAAAGAGAATTTGTTTTGTTGTAGAAAATTGTGAAGAATTTATTGATATATTCGAGAAACTTACGGAAAGTTACAGAAATATAATAAAAGAACTTGACACAATCATGTAGAATGTTATCATAGTATTAATGGAGGTTGATGTGAAAGCAACAGTTTTAAGGAGGATTGATTATGACTAGAGTGCGATACAAAAAAGGTGAGAAGATCAGTTCAATGACTGAGTTCGTGGGATATGTCAAGAGTCCATATAATACCGGACTATATTTCAGGGAAAAATATGAGGACTTCGGGTTCATACTTAACTGGCAGTATATACGTCTTCGTATGGCTGTCGATGGCGGACGTATTCGTAGAGCGGAGGAAATTTAGTCATGAGTGGTTATTCAAATGTCTGTAGATATTGCGGGAAAATAATATCAAAAGAGGAAACTCTCAAATCTTATTATGGATATGATGTTTGTTCAGAGTCATGTGGAGAAGCAATTGACAAGGAAGAGTATGATAGTCTTCCTGAGAATCCGGATGAGACAGTCAGGAGAGGTCACTTAACTTATAAGGATGATGCCGATAGTTTCGGTATTAACGATAACGAAGTAAGGAGAAACAGATGAGACCAACAACAGTAGAATTAGTGGCAACCAAAGTAGCGTTAAATGAAAGAACATCAAAGAAGGGGAACACTTATTGTGAACTTTTCGTAACAGTACCAACTGAAAAGTGGGATGTTGCTGAAGGTGCAGTAGTCGACACCGTTGATCAGTATAAGGTTGTGGTATTTGGCAGAGATGTCGATACCGCAATTAACTGGCCTGACAAAACAGAAAAGAAAATAGATGTTGTCATGCACGGCGGAACTTATGTGAGTAAGGCAGGGAAAAAGGGTATGAGCATTGAGCTTACTCTTGACAGAATCCATGTTCAGGCACAGTTCGAGGGAATAAAAAAAACTGAAAGTGTCCCCCCGATCGAAGATGATGATGATGACTGTCCTTTTTAATGAAGATAATTTTTAATGGAGAAGACAATGACTGATAATAAAAAAGAAGTAGATGCAGGAACAAAAGTAGTAGTAATTGAGAAAACATTCATACAGAGGATCGCTGAATTCAAAGCGGAGTTCCATAGTCTGGAAATTAAAATGACAGGAGAGAATACGTTCTCCCGTTTCTTTTATTTTCAGCTCAAAGATTTTGTTGATGACGCAACTATCCTTCTGGCGAAACACGGACTGTATTTCAAAACAAATTTCCCTAAAATCGGACCTGAAGAAACTGACAGAATATGTGTCGGTGTTTGCCATGATGCTTTCAGTGATAAAGAGGAATCCTTTGAGCTTCCTGTTGTGAAAGCTTTTATTAAAGGAGCAAATGAGATTCAGGCACTCGGAGCCACCATTACTTACATGCGGAGATATATCTGGATGGTATTTCTCGATCTCGTTGAATCCGATGCCGTTGACCAGAACCCGAAAGGTGACAGTGAGCCTGAAGGTGAGAAGAAACCCAACAGAAGAAGAGCTGCCAAAAAAACTCAGGATAAAACTGAACCTGTTCCTGTAAAAGAGAAACTTCCCGAAGAGCCGAGTCTTACCGATAATTACCGCAAGCACTTTATGAAGGAACTCGAGAAGACAGAAAATGTTCTAGGTGCGATAGCAACTATCGAAGACACAAAGAGTGGCTGGGGAAAGAAAGTTGATACTCTGTCTGTTACAGAAATGAAAGAGATCCTCAGACAGATGAAGACACCTTTTCCAACGATTGAGGTGATGTAACCATGAAAGAAATAAACTGGGGATTGATTAAACCGGAGCCTGATAAGGCTTCGGAGATTCTTTTCAATGAGGCTGAACATCAATATACTAACGTTAATGGTGATGTTATTCCTTCAACAACTCAGGTTCTTGGAGATACAGGGGTTGCTCCTGACTATACTGAAATAACCTATCTTCCTCATCCAATGGACTGGTATGCAGACAGAGGGACTATCTGCCATGAAGGTCTAGAGATCTATCAGAACACTCATAGCCAGAAAGCCGTTATGGATGCTACATTGAAAGCCACTAAGGAAAGTGAGTATGATTTTGATTACAAGGAAATTGCTAAACTTGTAAGCTCGGGTATCCGCCTCGTTGACGACATGGAACTCGATGGCTGGAAATTTAATGAAGCTGAGAAAAGATTTCTTGTGAAGAAAGATATCGGAACTTACGCCGGAACAATTGATATAGTTGCTGAAGATCCTGACGGGAACATTGTGGTTCTCGATTGGAAAACTTCTAAGGATGTGAACAAGGAACACTACAAATTTCAGATCGCAGCTTATGCAGAAAGACTTGATGCGGTTAAAGGTGGTGTCATCCGGCTTGGACATGATGGAGAAAAAGCTACTATACTCGATGTTGATGTACCTACTTACAGAGAGAAATGGAATAAGGTTCTTGAACTTTACTTCTCAGACATGGACGATGCTAAAATGAAAAAAGCTGTTAAGAAGATCGTTGACAATAGTGTTGATATGCCTGACTATATTGCAGAGAATCTCGAAGAACTTCATACTGAAAAGAAAGAGCTTGACAAACAGGTAAAAGCTATTGGTGTCAAGATAACTAAATTCAAGACAGAACTCGTTGGTGATACCAAGGGTATCAATTATGTGAGAGACAACGTTGCTGTCAAGTGGGAAGGGAAACAGACAGAGGTTATTGACAGAGAAGCTATGGAAGCTGAGGTTAACGAACTAACTGATGGTAAGTACCTTAAGAAAAAAGAACAGCTTGAAACAAAGGCTATAGAAGAATGCGAGAAGATAACAAAAACATATAAGGTGGATCTCGACGCTGTTATACTGAAACACACTTCTATTAAAGATACGGGAAAGTATGTTCTCCGGGTAACGAAGAAGAAAGAGAAAACTGCAAAGGAAATTCTTGATGATAATCAAACACCACTGGAAGAGATGGGTGAAGCATTGGATCATAGTCTTTCAGAAGTAATAAAGAAAGCTCAGGATAATTTTCAATCCTCTGAAGAACCTGTGTCAGAGAAAACTCCTGACTCTGCTCCAACTATTAAGCTGGAACCTATAAAGCCAGTAGATGGAGAGGAGCTTTCTATGAAGGAACGTATTCACAACATGCTTGTAGGGAAAAAATTCGATGAAGAACTTGAAAGGGTTTTTTGGCTAAATGCTGAGAAAATATATGCCTGTGAAAAAGATTCGGATAAGATGGATGCTTTCCTGAGTGATGTTCTCGATATAGCTGAAGAAATATCTTTAACAGCTATCAAAGCAATTAAAGCTGATCTCGATGCCGGCGTTGCAATGTAATAATGTTTGAAAATGGGAGGGAACGCTCCCTCCCTATCTTAATCGAATGGAGGATTACAATTATGCTGAAAGATTATGAGAAAGCAAATCTAACGAAGAGGAGACTTTGTATGGGTCACGAAGAATATGCAGGATATCTCGGAGAGAAGAAATGGAAAGTTTCCGCATTCCTTAGAAACGATAGAGTCCCGTATCTTAGTGTCGATGCCCATAGAATAATACTTGAGGACTTCGAACGCATGTTCGTAGTTAAGACAGAGGGAGAAAAACCGACATCCAATCTAACCTGGAAAGAAAAGATCTGGATAATAAATAAAAGACTTGGCACGAAAAGAATCAAAGTTATTCTGGGTAGCACTACCATGATACATAATCTCAGTAGAAGCAAAGCTCTTAAAAAGAACCGGAGCGAACTAATGAGAATAGCTGATCTCAGTGGAGGGATACTCACCTATGAAGAAATTGATAAAGAAATTAGCAGAGTCTACGGGGCTAAACGAACACCAAATCCAGTGTGGGACCTGTAGATATGAGTTTGAAACTAAGATACATAAAAATAAAAATGTTACACTCTACAGACATACCTGTTTTTTATCTTGCATCATTCTTACTTGGCATTCTGAAGTGTGTGAAGATTATGTTCCTAAGTCAAATATGAAAAACGATACAGAGGCAAAGGAATAAAGGAATAGATGTATATACTGATGAAATATAAAAGGAGGTCGAGATGAGTAAGAAGATGACAAGAATTGAAAGTGCTAGGACTGTAAGAGATTTTAAAGGCAATTGTGGTGCAAATTACGACATTCAGTGTAGAAAGTGCTTTAATTATCTTCCAACAAATAAATGTAAATCAAATTCAGACACAGAAAGACTAATTGCAGCCCAAACCTTCATCAAACGACACAACCAAAAAAGCAAGCGGAAGCCTAAACCAGTTATTGCAAAAACCACACCTACTAGACCAAACTTCCGCCAAGCCCTTAAGGATAAAAAGGAGTTCTATGTTGCAGTTACTCCAGAGCTATCAGAGGAACTTCAGAAGGTGGCGTTTGAGTGTGGGGTATGCTGGCGTAACGAAACATCTGGCGTAGTTCATACTGATAAAAAATGGCTCAACTTTGAATCATTGGGCTGGTTTGGGTATTCTTCAGAACCGTTTTATAAAACAGAATACCTCCCAGAATCTGACACTTTCAAAGAACCTGTAACCCGTTCCAATTTCCGCCAAGCCCTTAAGGATAAAAAGGAGTTCTATGTTGCAGTTACTCCAGAGCTATCAGAGGAACTTCAAAAGGTGGCGTTTGAGTGTGGGGCCAAGTGGATGGGTAATCCTGATTTAATTCAGGTTACAGGAAACGATTTTTTAATATTTGAATTTAGTGTAGCAAAACAGAATGCGTACCATATTTATGCCTCTAATATTATAATAGATCATAAGGCTGAACACACAGAGTACGATCCCACCACAGACACTTTCAAAGAACCTGAAAGCATAGGTACAGTGCCAGACGTAGAGTGGTTTGAGTGTATAGATATTGGTGGAGTAAGCGGGAAAAATCTATCCTACCATAAAAAATATAAGGTTATCGGACGAGATGATGATATGGTCACTATTGTTAACGATAAAGGTAAAGAAGAGAGGGTGTGGGCAAGCAGATTTATCCCCACCACAGACACTTTCAAAGAACCTGAAGCCCAAGAAACCATAGGCAACCCTTCAGATGAGGCTGATGAACTTCCTGAGTGTATCAAGTTTGAAGATGAAGTGCCTGAGTTCGTGTATATTGTAAATGATATGTCTATCCTGAAAAGAAAAGTAGAGCGGTTTGTGGATGAAACTAGTAGATACAAATATCATAATCCTAATAATGGTATTGTGACAGCAATTGGAATGAATGGCTATAACAAAGGAATAGAAGATACGGGCGGAGCTTTGCATGGGTTTGATAAGTGCTATAAGTCTACAGACGAAGCAGTTAAGATATTTAAAAGTAGGGAGGTGAAGTAATGAGAGGATATAGAGTATTTGATACAGTAGAAAAGAAGTATTGTCCTAACGGCTTTTATCTTAGAGGTGATGGTGTTTTGCTTGAGAATGTTGGAGGAGCTTTTACATCTTTAACCCCAGCCGACCCAAAACGCTACATTGTAGAGGAGTCTACAGGGCTAAAGGACAAGAATGATAAGATGATATTTGAGGGGGATGTTGTATCTTTTTGGCCTACCCTAGAGCATGAAAGAGGAAAAATTAAATGTGAAATAACTTATTCAATGCACGGTTTTTGGGCAAAGGAGATTGATATTGACCGCAAATGGATAATGTATGGTGATGTAGAAATAATAGGCAACGTCCATAATAACCCTGAACTACTGGAGGTAACAGAATGAACATCAGAGAAAATTTGATTATAGATATAGAGACAGATGTTTCAGACAACGAGTCAGATTCTAAAACTTTAAAATTTCTTGTAGATGAGGACTTGAAAGATTTAGGTTATAATGTACATTCGCTACAGGTTCAGCCAGCTAAACGCCACCCAGACCCCAACGGAGTGCTACCTTTGACGGAAAAGGAGCTGGAAGAATATTATTCTACGTTTGGATATGAATCAAGTAGTGTTGGAGTTCTGAGGGCTGTATCAATATTAGATGACGGGCTTTACGCTGTTGTTGCGTTGTGGGAAAGAAAAGAGGGGTGCAGAATAACCAACTACAAGGCTATCCTATGGCTTGCAGAACGATTTGAACTGGAGGTAGAGAGATGAGAGGATATAGAGTATTTGATACAGTAGAAAAGAAGTATTCAGATAAAGAGTTTTTCATTTCTAAAGATGGAAAGCTATATATCAAAGATGGAATCCAATTAAAAAAGGTAGACACAGACCGCTACCTTGTAGAGGATTCAACAGGGCTGACAGACAAGAATGATAAGATGATATTTGATGGGGATATTGATCTTGAATATGGCGTTGTGAAATGGTCAGATAATTATGGTGGTTGGTTTTGCTTTAAAGATGGCGAAGAAAGACCGCTTTATGATTATCCTTTATTTGAAGTAGTCGGAACTATCCATGATAACCCAGAACTGGAGGTAACACAATGAACATAGCTAATATATTTGGGTTGCACATGGGGTGCAATGTAAAGACAGGCGGGTCTATAGGCAAATTAGTATCTGTTGGTGGCGACTATGGTCTAGTTGGGGTGAAGGAAAATAAAAGCTATCATGACGATTACGTAGAATACCAGATAATAGACTGCAAGCTCCTACTCACCCCACTAGATAAGATCACGGAAGAGGATAAGAGGGAGTTTTTAAAAAAGTTTGAAGTAGAATTTAAACACCTAACACTTGAAAAAGGTGTACTTCAAATTCATAAGCAGATAAAAAGAGATTTGACAGTATATGAATGTTTCTGGCTTGCAAGCAAAGGCTACGACATAGGAATATGTCCCAAAGAATATAAGGAGATAACAACATGAAACTTACCCTATTAGGTTGGATATGGTTATTTACAATAATCCTTATATCTATACTTGTAACAGCACACTTTACATTAGAAGCAGCTGAGATAGATATGGATTCTTTTATTGACACTTTACCCTCTGGAGATTGTGGAGGTGGCTGTATAGAAGAACTTCAGGTGTGTATATGGTCTTGTAAATATGACTTAGATGAAGATAGTTACTTAGATAATTATGGAGGTATGAGATGAGTTTATTAATAGTTTTTTTATGTCTATGTTCTGGGTATGCTTACGGTACAGTGTCTAACAAGTCAAAATATATCTATGGCTATGATATGACCGACAATAAACCGTTAAGGATGAATAGAAAAACAACAGCAGTTGAATTTATTCTTTGGGAAAAAGGAGAGCAAGGACACGAAGACATGTTTTGGTACAGGATGGACAGAAGTCATTGGATTAAATTTAAACCTTATGAAAACAATTAATGGAGGTGTGAAGTGAAGTTTAGAGCTATTATAAAAGCCCTTCTTGAGGGTATGGCGTTCGGAGTTGCATTTGTTGTAATTGCTGCTGTACTGATAAGACTGTTCTTCCCACCGACCATGACATTCAGCATTAGCGAGCACAAACCGTACACCGTAACAATGAAATGTGAAGTATGGTATGAGATGGTTGACTACGAACCTGTAAGAACGTTTAAATGTACGGAGGTTGAGTAATGCTAACTTGCAAAAACTGTTGTCTTATGCAGAACTGTAAAATGGCTGGTCAGGTATGCGGGGACTTTATGCCTGAAGCTGTGCCTGACATTGTGATTGATTGGACAAGGTATATTTATACCAGAAAAGAAGTTGAAGAATACACTGATCTTGCAGGAGAAATATGGCCTGATTGCTCAGATGCGATGTTGGCTGATTATGTTGAGGGTATAAAGACGATATTAGTGTTGGATGAAAAGGTTATTTCTTGATATCTATATCACAACTTTCTTTCAGAGTAGTATTCTCAGTAATAGGTTTTCCGCCAGTATTGAATCCAATTTCACATCTGTAAGTTCCTTTGTCAGGGATTTCCAAGAAGAACAAACATTTATTGTCTGTAATAACACCAGCACCTTTTTTATATTTAACATCTGAGGTGCAGGATATGTCGTATGACGTTCCGGTATCACCATCCAGAACACTAATGTTGAACACGTTACTTGAATTGAAATCGAAAGTGCATCCTACTACGAACAGTAGGACTAATACGATAAAAATAAGTTTCTTCATTTGTTTTCTCCATCTCTTAACATTTTTCTAAGTTTCTCTAATTCCTGTGAATAGCTCTGTAACAGATTGTTCTGTCTTTCTATCTCACCATACGCCCACTCAAGAAGCTCCACAGCTCTCTTAAACTTGGCACGGTAGGCATTGACCCCAGCATCTATCCCTTTCTCTAGGAACGCAATCCCTGCACCTATGAATGAGAACAGGTCGCCTGTATTTATCTTACTCACTTTTTACTCCACTTTTTGAACAGCTTAACCGCATCATCATCCCATGTGAATGAAGTTTCCTTAGCGAGTTTCTCTGCTATGTGGATGAAGAGTTCCTGTACGCCTTTGATTGACATAAAGGCAATGAACATTTTAATAATTGTTTTCATTTCTTTTCCTCCATTGTCTTATCGTCAAAACATATATCTCTATCCCCTGTTTCCAGTTCCATACCAGAAGCCCATCGGGTTACACCAAAAAGTTTCGACACAAACTCTTCAACTTTTGCTTCTTGTTCTTCTGTTACTTCGCAAGTTCCCTCTGTGTTGTAAACGATTTTAACCTTCATAACATCCTCCGTTTAAATTTATCTCCCGCTTGCTATTCTATTCTTAGTCGCTTTCTTTTTCTTTCTAGGTTTAAGTGCAGTTTTGATAGCCTTATTGACACTTGTGTCTTTAGCATGAGCAACTGCTTTACCAAGTTCTTTGCGTGTCCTCTTAGTTTTCTTTTTCATAGAAGCTTCAGCAAGGACAGCCTTCTTCTGTTTCTTGGCAATAGCCATCTGCTTTTCAGTGAGGGCGTTCTTATTGCTATGTCTCTTAGAATCACCCAAAGCTCTATTGATGAAGTTCTGGGTACGATTCCATTCTTTGGTTCCTTTTGTAAGAGTTTTCCTGTGTGCGATTGCCTGTTTGAGTGAAATCTTTTTCTTAGCAACTTTAGTTTCACCTGACTTTTTCTTTTCCATCTTTTTCTGGACTTTAGGTTTAGGACTATCCGGCATCTTCTTTTTCTTCTTAGGCCATTCTTTATTCTTCTTCATCACTTTCTCCCTTTAACTGATTTCTTCTTTTTGGAAGGAGTTTTCTTTTTTGGTTTATAGTCAAGAGGGCTTTTACCTTGTTTTATTTTGTCTGGGTCCAGGGACCGCCTTTTAAAAAGTCTCCGCATATCAACTTCATGCTTGTTGGGCACCCGTCTGGAATCTGGCTTATCATGAACATTGGGTGTGCCATTAGTCTTGGCATCAATCTTTAGGAGTATTTTCTTGACACTCCTTATCCGTTTAGCTGTATCTTTTTTTACATAATCTTTAAATGATTTAGGCTCTTTATCCTTTTGAACATAAGTTCTTTTAACAACCTTCTTAAACTTAGCCTTGGCAGCAACCTTTTTCTTTTCCATCTTTTTCTGGACTTTAGGTTTCGGTGAAGGTGGCATTTGTTTTTTCTTCTTTTTGGAAGGAGTTTTCTTTTTTGGTCTAGTGGATTTCTTTGGTTGCATAAGACATCTCCTTTGGTTGGTTATCTTTCTCATCACAAGTATCTTTTTTGTGATATTTTAAATGATCTTCAAATTTGGTGTCTAAATTGTCTAATTGTAATGACACTACTGCTATATCCTCTTTCAGATCGTTCTTCATTTCAGCAAGCAAGCACCAGCAACCAGTAACTATTGCAACGAACATACCGAACAGCACTCCAATTTCAGCAATAGAGAATTTAGATTCCTTAGACATTTTCAGCTCCATAGAGTTTTTCAATTACAGCAAGTATCATATCCTCTTTAGTTCCAACCTTTATTGAGATTCCATATTCCTTTTCAATCATAGCTTTTGTGAAAGAGGTAGCTTCTAACTTAGCTCTTAATGCAAGTATGGCTTCCTGTTTGTTCTTCTCTGCGATGATAGTACTTGCTTCCTGTGGAGTTATAAGGTCGGCTATCTTTTTGTCCTTGAGGTTCTTCTCAGTTACCTTGTTTCCTTCCTTGTCATAGAAGTTGGGAAAGTTCCGTCTGACATTTCCTTTACCGGCTTTTACCATTGTGAGCATCTTGATCTTGGTATCATCTGATTTAGTCCAGACAACTATCTTTCCTTTCTGATTGACTACATTTCCTTTCTCTTCATCAGAAAGAACATCAAAGAGTGCGGTCTTTTCCGTCTTGGTGAGCTTGTCTGACTCAACCTCTGTTTCCATTGCGTTTATTCTGTTCATTTTATGCTCCTAATCCTGTTTCAATGCTGTTGCTAATACTACCATCTTTAAATCCCCACTAAACGTTTTACATATCTTCCAAATTTATCGAGCTGTCTTACTATCATAGCTTGTGAATAAATAATAAGACTCTGCGATTTTGTAACAGCTAAGTCTTGAGTAACAAGCTCCTCGGTTATATCTCCTGTTATTGGAGTGCCTTTAGCATCATAAGTATATTCGTTTGGAGTAGTTGCAACGCCTATTTTATTTGACGCATCATCCCAATATGTACTGAGAAAATATGGTGTCACTTCCTGTAGTGTAGGTACAGCGGAATTACAATACCAGTCAGTAGGGTTAGCTCCATCATATCCGAGAGTCGCCTGAATAGCTACAAGCCAGTCTGCAACTACACTTTTATCCATTAATGAGCCAGCGGGGAATCTCAGAGCAGTTTCAGCACCATTATGCCATAGAGGGTTATCATTCTTGAACGCCACTTTCGGATGCGAAGATTGTAGAGTAAATCCTGCTACAGCATCGACTACACCAACACCATCAACATGAGGAACCCATACATAATCACTTTCAGTTCCTATTGTGCCACCTGTTCTGAACCAAAGGTCGAAACCGTATGTGATATTGTAGTGGAAAGAGTCTTGGCGTTCGTAAAGGTCTAATCCTGTCGCTGATACAACTCCATGATTGTCATTACCGCTTATGTCGTAGGCTGATCCCTGAAGTGGCCAATTACCCATTACGACATCATCAAATTTTAACTCAACATTCCATACTTTTCCATTAAATTCATTTATTATATTTGCACATATTCTAAAATCATAAGTAAGGGTAATGTCGTCAGCAGCTATTGACGAAATATCTATACCCGCTCCAACTTCAGTATCGTCAACATAAAGGTGTAGCTCATCACTTCTATCCGCAAACACTCTATATTTATGAATTGTATTGACGGTAATGCCTAGAGTCGCAGTATCCACCCGCACCTTGAACTCTACAGAAGCGTTTCCAAAATGAGCCTCTAAATAACCCCCATTTATCGCAATACCTGCTTTGGAGTAAATTCCAAACCTATGACTTCCACATATTCCAGCTACTTGAGGCAATTCGTCAAATGCAGCATAGCAAGTTAAATCATAATCACGAGTGCCTAGGGATTTAAGATTTGCGACATTAATATACCCAGTAGCACCATCACCCTTAGCACAAAAGGACTTAACCAATTCAACTTCACCACTCCAAGGAGTAAGATACTGCTCTGATATCATGTGCCTGTGAGGTGGTATAAGAGATTTGGTGATACTTTTTGGAACATCCCTTGTTATTTTCATTATACAAACTCGGTAATTCTGAGTGTTGAGGTTTCAGCAGCAGCACAAATAACTCTGATAGTACCTGTAAGTGGCCCGATACGTTCACCCGGATAGAGTGGAGTATCATTAACATCAGCCGCACCACCGTTATCTCTGTAGAATATTGTATGAAC